GCGACGCTCGGAGCGTGCAGGGTGAAGGTGGACCCCAGCGGGCCAAGCGTGATCAGCCCTGCGCCAACCAGCGCAGGCGCATGCACAGTGAACGTGGATGCCAGCTCTCCCACCGAGACGCTGCCGTGCATCGAGGGGTCGTGTGCCGTGAACGTAGACTGCAGCTCACCCGTCTCGACCGCGCCGTGAAGCAGTGGCGCGTGCGCCACGAACGTGGACCCAAGTTCTCCGGTGGTGATCACCGGGGTCAGCGTCGGAGCATGGACCACGAACGTGGACTGGAGCTCGCCGACCTCGACCGCTCCGTGCAGCGCCGGATCGAACGCGACGAACGTCGACGCCAGCTCGTGGAGACCGATGGCCCCGTCTCCCACCAGGGTGGGAACGTACGCGATGAACGTAGACGCCAGCTCACCCAGCTCGATGGCCCCGTCTCCGACGAGGATCGGCTCGTGTGCCACGAAGGTGGACGCCAGCTCACCGACGTCGACGTTGCCGTGCAGCGCTGGGTCGTGCACTGTGAAGGTGGAGCTGAGTTCTCCTACCGCGATCACCGGAGTCAACGTCGGAGCGTGTGCCACGAACGTCGACGCCAGCTCACCCGTAGTGATGACCGGAGTGAGCGTCGGGGAGAACAGGATGAACGTGGACGCCAGCTCGCCCAGGTCCACGACACCGGTCAAGTCAGGAGCGTGCGCGACGAAGGTGGACGCGAGCTCACCGAGGTCGATGCTCGACGTCAGGTCCGGTTCGTGTGCCGTGAAGGTGGACGCCAGCTCACCTACGTTCACAGATCCGTGCAGCGCAGGCTCGTGCACGACGAACGTGGACGCCAGTTGACCGAGGTCGATGCTGGACGCCAGCGTGGGTGCGTGCGCGACGAACGTCGACGGGAACGCAGCCGTCTGCAGCTCCGCGTTGACCTGGGGCGCGTGCGCGATGAAGGTGGACGCCAGCTCGCCGATCGTGACCAGCGGGTGCAGCGTGGGAGCGTAGACCACGAACGTGGACGCCAGCTCACCGACGCCGATGCTTGCTGTGAGCTCTGGAACGTGAGCGACGAAGGTCGAGTTGAGCGCGCCAAGGTCGACGACCCCCACCAGGCTAGGTGCATGTGCGACGAAGGTAGACGGGACGACCGCACCGATTGCGATGCTCCCGTGGAGGGTGGGTGCGTGCGCGACGAAGGTGGACGGCAGCACCGCACCCACGCTGACGATGCCGTTGACAGATGGCGCGTGCGCGACGAAGGTCGACGGAAGGACCGCCCCGATCGAGACGGCTCCGTGGAGCGTCGGCTGGTGGGTCGTAAACGTGGACGCCAGCTGGCCCAGCTGCACCCCGGCGGCGGAGGCGGCCTTGATCTCGACGGCCCACGCCACCCAGTCCTCGTTGCCGGTCCACGACGACGTGACCGTGGTGTCCTGCCCGAGCCGCCACTGCGCCTGCATCCGGGAGATGGGTGAGTTGTGGCCCATGTCAGCCAGCTCGGTCCACGTCGCCGTCGGGTCCGGGGTTATCGCCGAGTTGACGTGGATGATCGAGAACCCGACCTCGGCGTTGTTGATGGCATCCTGAAGCGCCGCCAGGGTCACCGACGACGACGTCTGCCCGGTTCCGTGGGCGAACACCGACTGCAGCAGGAAGTCGGTCGGGTCCATGCCGGTGATCTGCAGGACGTAGAAGATGATGCCCGTGTAGCCGCCGGACGGGGCGGTGACGTTGAAGTTCGACGCCGACGGCGACGCCGGGGCATAGGCCGAGTAGCCGATCAGCCGGGCGCCGGTGCCCTGGATATCGGAGCCCTCAAGGGTCCAGGTGGCGCCGTATCCGGAGACCGACGCCGGCACCGGTCCGCCACCCGCCTTGCCCGCCCTGACCGCCAGGAGCAGCCCCGCGTTGGCGGCCGGCTGGGTCGACTCTGCGTCGGAGTACGAGGTCTGGTTAGTTGTGTCGGCGTGAGACGCGAGAAGCGTTACGACTATGGCCATCGGCCGGTCTCTCCTCCTCCTCCGCCGGCGGGAGAGGGTGGAACTAGACGGTGAACCAGCCGCTGGCGTGTGGTGCGATCGTGATATTGCCACCGGACGGCGTGAACGGGAGACCAGTGGCGACGTCGTAGTAGACGGTCAGGGGCGAGGTAGTCGGTGTTCCGGTGTCCTTGTACATCACTAGTGACTCGAACTGGTCGCCCGTGCCGGCGGTCACCAGCGCGTCGTTCGAGTCGAAGGTACCGCCCGTGCTCGTCTTGCCCGCCAGGCTGGCGGTGGTCACGACACGGGAACCCGCGAGCAGGTCCGCCAGATCCTGGTCGGTCGCGATGACGGGCGTGTCGTCTGCGTGGTCGATTCCGACCAGCTTGATGTCGTCCGCATCGAAGTCGATGGCGCCGTGCGGGCCGGCTCCGATCATCGCCTCCGAGAACGACGTGAACTTGGCGTTGGCCATCAGCTGCTACTTCCTTCCTGGCTCGTGAGAAGGGGCGGAAGCCCCCTGACGTTGGTGGCGTCGACCACCTCACCGTTCCTTCCCAGCGACAGGCGCTGATCGGGTGGCTTGGTGACGGGCGCCTCGAAGATGATCCCGGGAACGTTGGCGCGCTTCAACCCCTTGAACACCCCAGCGGAGACGACGATGGCTCCCTCGGCGTCCAGCGGTAGGTGGTAGGTCTTCACCTGGTGAAGCACCTGGCACGTTGGGCAGGCGTAGGGGACGACGAGGGGTCGAGTCAGGTCGGGCACGGTCACGACGACGCCTCGTAGCGTTTCGTGCCGTACCCTGACCGACTCGAGCTTCTTCATCCTACGGTGATCATATCAGGCGTTGGGCGTCGCCACCAGAACGGCCTCCTCGTTGGCGACCGCGGTGTTGGGGTCCGATACCACCGAGGCGGTCCCGGTGGCCGCGTTGGTCGCGACCGACGTGAGGAGCGAGAGGACCGCGGCGCCGACCGCTCCGCCTAGGTAGATCTTCCACTCGTCGGTGCTGGTGGCCAGCGGGTTCCACGCCTGGACCCCGGCGAACACCAGGATCAGCGCCTGCGCCGCCGACTTGATCGCTCGCTCGGCGGCGTCCGCCCAGAATGAGTAGGTGAACACGGTTCCTTCCATGGTCAGATCCCTTCGTCAGTCGGAGGGTGCTCCCCCGAACCTCTTGCGCAGCTCGTCGATCCGCAGCTCAAGCCTGACGACCTCCGCCTTGAGCGCGGCGATCTCGTCTCGAGCCTCCCTCTTGAGCGCGAACAGCTCGTCTCGGAGGTCCTTGTTGAGCGCGCGGAGAATGTCGATCTCCTGGGCAATGCCGGCTCGACCGTTGGCCGCCATGCCGGCTCGGCCGGTCTCAGTGGCGTTCCGGTTTGCCACCTTGTACGTCCCGTAGCCGATGCCAGCTGGGACGAGAACGGCGAGGACGGCGACAAGGATCTCATCCATCGGGCAACCTCGCCGTCATGGGGTTCACCGGCGGCTCGAACATCAAGGTCCACTGCAGTGCGGCGAGCAACACGTACACGATGGGGAGCTGGAAGCTCGCGTCGCCGAAGAACACCTGCTTGGTGTTGATGGCCCCGCTGATCGCCATGAACCCAGCGGAGGCAGCGATCGTGAAGCGGAGCACCCACAGGTTCCGCACCAGGTTGAGGGCCACCAGCTGGGCGACGCCCAGCACGCAGACGATCACCCCGAGAGCTGCTTGGTCGAGCCCGTAGGGGACGAACGGCGTGACGAAGGTCCACAGGTTGACGGCCAGCAGGATCTCACCGAACCCAGTGATCATGACCTGGCGATACACCAGCTCGTGAGTGCTGCGAAGATCGACGTCTCGGTGCCTCACTAGGGGATGGGCACCGCGTCGGGATCACACGTCGGCAGCACAGTGATGGAGGTGTCCGTGCCTCGCACCTGAGCCTGAAGCGCCTGCGCGCCGAGGAACAGCTTCACGTCGCGCGGGAACGAGTCGCCGTTGAAGAGGATCAGCGCCTCGTCGCCGTCGGGGCAGGCGGGAACGGTCGTCCGTCGACCCTCTGACCCGTGCCTCGTGCCGTGCCACCCGTACCAGACCAGTCCCGGCTCCACGGCCACCGTGAGTTCACCGTCGGCCGGCACCACCACGACGGGCTGGATCCTGCCGGCGTCGGCCGTCACGGCCACCAGGAGCCCGAACACGAAGAGCAGGGCGGCGCCGAACGTGACTATCGTGAGTCGATCGGTCATGGTTGCAACCTCCTATGGCTTGTAGACGTGATGTGGACAGGCCGCCCCGGCCGGGATGTGGCTGTGGGTATAGGAGAACACGCAGCCGTTCGAGCCGCAGTTGTAGATCCAGGTGAAGTGACCGATGGTGCTACCGGGCGCCGTGGTATCGGTCCACCACTTGTAGTAGGACGACGACGTGCCGATACGCACCAGGTAGGTCTGGTGCCCACACGTATGCGCCACCGCCACCGCCGGGAACAGAAGTATCCAGACGACGGCGACAACGGCGACGAGGCGTCTCAGTAGTCGATGTCGAGGCATACGCCCTCCCCGTGCCTGGCCCAGACGCCACCGTGCAGGTCACACCACGCCTTCGACACCTTGAGCACAACCACGGTGGCCGGTGGGTCAGCGGCGAACGGGATACCCGGGCCAGGGACCACGACCACGTACCCATCCCGTTCCGAGGGAACCTCGGCGTTAGCCCCGGCCACCGCGAAGGCCACGATGGCGAAGGCTGCGACGGCGGCGGCGGCGAGACGTCTCACTCCTGCTCCCAGTCCCACTCCCAGCCCTCGTCCATCGAGGTGTAGTAGCCGCGTGCTGCCTCCACGTTGTCGAGGTACATCACGACGACCTTTTCGCCGTAGACCTCGAACGGCTCAGTGATGAAGGCCCGGGAGTCGGTGAACGTCTCGTCGGTGGAGGCGTCCTCGTCAACGGCGAACTTCACGTTGGGGTGTGGCGGGTCGAACGGGTTGGAGCCGTGGGAGTGGAAGTCCTCCGCCAGCTCGTAGTCGCGGACCTCGCACACCTCGCCGGTCTCGACGTCGTACAGCCTGAACGTCGGGGGTCGGGACGGGCCGACGATGTTGGGGCCGACCTGAACCGGGGCGCGGGGACCGTCGTTGGTCTCCCGGCCACCGCCCTGCGGATTGTCGGTGCCGTCCCACATGCGGACGCCCTCGTTGCCACCCCGGTCACCGATCTGGAACGACTGGATGGCGCCGTACCCCATGCGGAAGGCGGTTCGCCCCTCCCAGTCGCGCTCGAGGAGGCCGGTGGTGGGGTCGTTGCGGAGCAGCTGCCCGTCGCACTCGAGGAACTGCCACTGGATGCGATACCCGTCCCTAGTGCCGGGGAACCACAGAGGCAGACCGAGCGCAGACCGCCACGAGTACGGGGCCTCGAGCAGCCGGGTGCGTGGGGTGCCTTCGTTGTGGGCGGCGCCGAAGTACACGTCCCAGTGGCAGTTATCGTTGATGTTCTCTGCCGGCTGGCAAATCTGGTTGTTGTTCGGCGAGGCCGGGTCGGGACCGAGCACGACGCCGGGGTCGGTGGTCGTGGTGGTTGGCGGCACTCCCGTGGTCGTGGTGGGCGCAGCCGTCGTAGTCGTCGATGGCGCCCCGGTGGTGGTCGGCACCCCGGTGGTCACGTAGTCGCTCACCGTGTATGGCTTCTGCACCACGAACGACGAGCCGGTGGCGTCCTCGGTGATGAGGTCCTGACCTGGGGGCGGGGCCGGCGGGTCCTGGGCGCTGACGGCGAAGACGCCGAAGGTGGAGAGGACCACCACCACCACGATGGCGACGATGCGGACTGCTCGGGTGCGGTTCCTGTGCCGGAAGCTCATGAGGTTCTCCTTACTGTAACACGCGGCACGGTCGTTTGGGACTCATAGCGCTGATCTGATGATGTAGTTGACCGCCAGGTGAGGCGCGTTTGCCGACCCCGTGGCTCCGGTCCCTGCTGACCCGGTGGCCCCCGTTCCCGCCGCCACCGTGTCCGCGTGACCGTGGAGCTCGCCGCTGGCGTTGTCGTGGACGTACTTTCGCTGCCCTCCACCCGTGACGTTAACTGTGGCACCCTGAGTATCGTGCACGTGAGAGGGACCGGTGTGCGTGTGCGACGGACCGGTGTGCGTGTGGTCCCACGCGCCTCCGGAGGCAGCGAGCGACAGACCCGGCGTGCCTCCCGCTCCGAGGGGGAACCGACCGGCCAGGTTCGGGACGTTGAACGTGGTGGACCCGTTGCCCACCCCGAACGTCGTGCCGATGACGGCGAACAGGTCGGCGAAGGTGGTGCGAGACACTGCCGTTCCATCACACATCAGCCACCCGGTGGGCGCCGAGCCAGTCGACCACGCGGTGATCGCACCGACGGGCATACCAGGTCCAGCTGGCCCAGTAGGTCCAGTAGGTCCAGTAGGTCCAGTCGGCCCAGTACCGCCCGCCTGGTCGACCCAGGCTGAGCCGGTGCTGTACTGCAGTACGTTGCCTGAGTCCGTGTTGACGTAGAGCATGCCAGGAACTAGTTCGGCGTTCGGCCGAGCGGAGGACGTGCCCGACATCACCCGTCCACCTGACGCCCTACCTACGTCAGTTCCAGCTACGCCCGAGTAGAGCACGGGAGGCAAGGGGTTGTCTATCCCAGACAGGCGACCGGCCACGACCTGAATCGCTCCCACCTCCACGTGACCGTCACCCGTGCTGGTCGAGGTCTGCACGATCCCATTGACGCCCGTCCAGCTGAAGGTGTTGAGCGAGAAGTAGAGGGACACGTTGGAGACGAGGTAGGAGCTGTCGAAGTCCGCGACGTCCACCTTGATCGGGCAGTGACCCGACGCGAAGCTTCCACCCTTGAGTCGACCGGTGATCCGCGTCAGAAGTGCGGGCCAGGTGCCGCCCGTGACGGCGGCCACCAGCGTGTTGTAGACGTCGGTAGATCCACCACCCTCCTGGTCCGTCAGGTACAGGCCGTCAACTCCTACGAAGCTGTCCATGACGGAGTC